GTATTATCCAAAAAAACTTGAAAAAGATCCAACAAGAATGGCATTTACATCAAAAGACCTATTACCAAAAAAAAATATCTTTAATATGATGAAAAATAAGAATAAAATTCCAACATTTAATAGTTCTGAAACAAAACAACCATCTATGTTTCATGAAAATATGTTTTCACAAGATTATAATCGAAATGATGGACTTACTCAAGAAATGATGGAAAAAGATAAAAAAATACAAGAACTACAATTTCAACTGAAACAAATTGAATTTGAAAAAGATAGTATGAAAGATAAATTAAATGTAATAAAACAATATGAAGAAGATATTAAAAAATTATCTTATAAATTAAGAGAAGAATATGAAAAAAATAAAGAATTAATAATGTTAAAAAATCAAATAAAACTTTTAGAAAAAGATAAAAAGAATGATCAAAAAATAATAAGTGATCTTCAGAAAAAGTTAAAAGTTGATACACCCGAAGAAGAAGGTATTACATTAAATATATTTGATGAAGAAAAAGATAGTGAAGAAGAAGAAATAAAAGAAATAGATTATGATGAGATTTATAAAAAAACTCTTCAAGAAAATGAATTAAAAGAAAAGTATAAAAATGAAAAACTTAAAACTATCATTTCTAAATATCTACCAAAGATAGATGATAGTAAGATAGATAGTATTTTTATTGAAATGAAAGTAGATCCTAAAACAGTAATAAATAAAGAACTTATTTCAACTATTGTAAGATCTCTGAATGAATGAATAAATATATATGATATAATATAATATAATATGAAAGAGTGGGTTTCACCTATACCTCGTAAAGTTCATTTAATATGGATTGGTACCAATCCATTTCCAGATTATTTTAAATATTTTTTAAAGACATTTGAAAAAAACTTTTCTGATTTTGAAATCAAAGATTGGGGAAATAATGACCTTAAAAGGAAAAACTTTCCTTTAACATTTGATTACATACAGAAGGCTAAAAGACTTCAAGGGAAACAGATGGTTGATTCAAATGGTTATAAGATGTTTGATAAAGATAAAAAACCATTGACATATTCAAAATGGGCTCAAATCACAGATTTAATGAGATTAGAAATTATTTATCGTAATGGGGGGTATTATTTTGACACTACATTTGAGATACTAAAACCAATGTATAATCTACTTAATAAGAAAGGTAAACGTTTTGTTGGATGTAATGAGGTCCCTAGATTTAAAGATTTTGATATCTTATCAAATTCTTTTTTTGGAGCTACTCCTGGAAATCCAATTTTAAAAAGATTATTGTCATCTAAAAGACTTAATGATATTGATTTTTACAATAGTGCTGTTGATTTTGAAACAGGCCCAGGCTATCTTCGTTCGGGTATTAGACTAAGTGACAACTATCTTATATTTCCTACAATGTATTTTTATCCTTTTGTAGAAGAGTATTTACCGGGTCAAGACCCTTTGTACAGAAAAGCTAAAAAGAATAAATGTCATAGTAAAAAAAAAACTAAAAAAACAAATAAAAGACTCAAAGGAAAAGGTAATATTAGATTTCCGTGTGATAAATATCCAAAGTCTTATGCTTTAAAACACTGGCAATTAGGAAAATCATGGTTAGTTCCAGAATATTATACAGAAGATGATTTCTAATTATACAGAGTAATTAATATAATTTGTATTTGATTTATGTATTATATTTTTTAACATTTTAAAAGAACACTCTTTTATAATTTGTTCTCTCTTATGTTTCCGATTAATTAAATAGTATTTCCCCATAGTTTCCTCTATTACAAAGGCTGAATCCGCATTTTTAAGGGATGTTTGTATTTCCCTTAATTCATTTACATTAGAAATAGATACAATAAATCCGCGATTTAACTTTGGATCTTGAACACATACTGTATAGTTAGTTTTTTCACCACTTACTGGAGAAATTTGATGGGATTCATATACTTTATCTTCTGTAAAGTATAAAATCGTCACAGATAATATCACTATAATACATACAAATATTGTAGGTGTAGTCATTATTATATTATATTATATATATAATATAAATCTTGTTTTATATTCATTATCATTGATTATAATTGTTGTCTTATTTTCTACATTTACACTTTCTAAAAATTCTTTTGTTGTCCCAATATTACTTACTTCCTCGTTTGTAAAGTAAAGTAAATTTAATTTATTTTCTTTTACGTGGATATCAATATATATAAATCCATCCCCCCTTTCTTTTTCTTCTTCTATGATATTTTTAATTGTTTCATAATTGTTATTAATAAAAGTGGTTATATATTCAGGAACACTTTCGACTACATTTACATTTACATTTTCCATTTATAAATGAAAACGATTATAAATAAAAATATTAAACATACTATTGATCTTCTAAAGATCTACGAATAGCTTCATCCAATTCTCTATCTTCTAAATCCTCAAAAGCTCTTTCAAAGTAATTGTTCATTATATTTGTAAATGTGTTCTCCATTATATTTTCAGCTAAATCGTTTATATTATTTCCTCTTATGTTGTTATCATCTAGTTCTGTTTCTGGCTCGTATTCAGGTTCAGGTTCAGGTTCAGGTTCAGGTTCCATTGGAAATTCGCACCTACAAACGGGACATGAGTTATTTACTTCCATCCAAGGATAAATACCCGGACATTCTCCTTCTTCAAAATGAAAAAAATGACACCCTCCTTTACATGGTAACTCAATTACATTTTCTCCAGTTTTAAATTTATCTTGACATATAGCACAAGATAAATCATCTTCCTCATCTATAATTATCTTTTTTAATCCTTCCTTAAATTCTTTACACATAGGCTTTACAATATCTTTTGTTTCTTCAAATGATCTATTCATTATGTCTGTAGCATCATTTATTATTAAATTTGTGAATAATATGTTAGGTATAATTCTTATATGGGGAAGGGGTTGATTTATCAATGTTGATATATGATTTATTATATCTCTTATATCAGGGTTCTCTTGGGAATCCGGATCCATCGTTATATGATATAGTAATAGATTTATTTTTTATATCTATTTCTCCGTAATTATTATCATGTATATATTTTATCAGTTCTTCTTTTAAACTATCAAGAGTTTTATCATATATTTTTTGATACTTTTCTGTTTTCCATTTGGCCATTTGTAAACTCTCATAGAAAATAATGTCTTCCATTTTTTTATCGATAATAATAATAAAAATTATATCAAATTTTTTATATACATTACTATTATAATGGATGCTTTTTACGGAGTAAAACTATATGAAACTATGAAAGATATGAAAGATTGTGCGTATATTGACTTAGATTCAGAAAGTTCAGATCAAATGTTATATAATTGTTCAAAAGCGGTAGGGAAAAAACTAAATGAAAGTTTAGAAAAGGGGGGGGAATTAGAAAGTAAAGGTGGTGTTGAAGGATTCAGTCAAAACTGTTGTCCAGATGGAACGACTGGCGTTAATGGCACTTGTGTTGAAGTTTGTCAAAATTGCGATTACAATGATTGTAGTTATGGTTCGCGTAATAGAGGACTACTATATGGTAAACCAGTTGATAAAAAAGAATATAAAAATAGAAAATTAGATGAAGAAATTTTTAACTATATTGTATATGATGTTCCTGATAACTAATGATGACAATAATTATATAGATCGTAATTTTTATATTGAAGATATAATAGATATGTCATATTTAAAAAGAAATATACTTTAAAGATATTAAACCTTTTTCTATATTTTTTTATTACTTCTTCATATCCTGGATTTGTTTGAATCAATATCATATTCTGTGATGATTTTTTTAAAACAACTATTTTATTCATAATATTATCGTTTAAATATGATTTTACTGGAACTCTACACATAGGACATTCAACATTACCTCTATCAAACCATACATTTAAACAATCTTTACAATATATATGATTACAATTGGTAATACATTTATCTTTATCATCTATATCATTATAACATACGATACATGTATCATTAGTATTCATAGTTTCGTCCATATAACTTATACATTATTTTTATTCATGATATAATACATCGGACAATGTTTTTATTCCTATAAAACCATACTTCATCTTTTTTTCTCTATAATTGTAAGAAGCTGATTTTGACAAAAAATATTGAAACTTCATCCAGGTATTATAATATTTGCTATAATGACCTTGTTGTTTTTCACTCATTTTATTTTTTAAGTATTCTATTCTTATCATATCTTTATGAGGTTGTATATTACAATTAATATACAAGTCTCGGTATTTTCCAGTTAAGAGATAAAAAATACTTTTTAATTTATCTGTTGTTTGTGTTTCATCTGTAATAAGGAAAAAATTGTCTACCCACCATTTTATAGTTTTATTTATTTCGTTTTTACAATAGAGTGATTTCTTATCAATGATAGAGTAATCGCATATTTTTAATATCAAATCTTCACATAAATAATCCCTTAAAACTTTATAAGATATTAGTCTTTGTTCTGCTAAAAAAAAATTTATTTTTTGCATGATAATATTTATTTTTTGTGTCTAACCCTTAAATCTTATTCTAAATCTACCACTCAGTTGGATCCACATTATCATCTTCGGGTTCATGGTATGCTGAATTACTGTAATTGCTGATGTTCACCTTTTCAACTGCCATCTTCACAAAGTCCTTTACAACTTCAAATGATTCCTTTCTATTCCTTGAGTTCATATCAACTGTGATAAGGCACTTCTGTTCTTCGCTCTCTCCATCCGTCTTGAGAATGTGGAAACGTAGGCGCCCCATACGAATCTTTTTGTCTTCACTCACATTAATGCGAATCTTCTCACCTTCCATTGAATTATCAGATGCTACAATTGAACTGCGAAGTTCTCCAATTGTCTTTCCACCCGCTCCAATGAACTTTGGAATCATATGATGCTCCATTCCAACCTTGAAGACAAACTTCGTGTTGAATCCATTCTTCTTCTTTTCCTTGATCTTCATGAACACTTGTGAATGAGTGATGACATTCTCAGACATACTTTCCAAATACTTGTTTGCCCTATCTTCATCTGGTGCTGTAACTGTGCAATGACACTGATAATGACTATCTCCATCTCCTTCTTCAGTAGCCTTTACGGAACAAGTTATCTTCCCATCATTCTTCCCATCGTCATCTCGCATAGCCTCGTAAGTCTTTGCGATGACAAACTTACGAAGGTTACTTCCCTTTGCCCCGATGAAGGCACCAACATCTTCCTTTGTGATTGGAAGGACAACGCGAATTGATCCAGTGAAAGTCTCTGGTCCTTCAACCTTGGCTTCTTCGGTAGCTTCGGTAGCTTCGGTAGTTTCTTCACCTTCTGCTCCACCACGAAGTCGTAGGACTAGATGAATTGTAGACTCCTTCTGAATGTTGTAGTCGGCGAGTGTCCGTCCATCTTCAAGTTGCTTCCCAGCAAAGATCAGTCGCTGTTGATCAGGAGGGATCCCTTCCTTGTCCTGAATCTTGGCCTTCACGTTCTCCACTGTGTCTGAACCCTCCACCTCAAGGGTAACTGTCTTTCCAGTGAGTGTCTTGACGAAGATCTGCATACTTGCTGAGTTGTAAGTTGTTCTGTAAGTTTATTTCTTTTCTATATATCTCTTTGTCTCTTTGTTTTTTGTATAATATCTTATTATTTATAAAGTTTCAAATTTTATAAATTTCAACCACAGATGATGAAAAATAAAGAGGATTATCAAGAGGTTCTTCTTTCAAAGGAGAATAATATGCT